CAATCATGGACAACAACAACAACATGGTACTGTTACTGGGTATGGTATACAACCCGACAAAGATGAACCCGACGCGTGGACAAGAATTTCGAGACCGCGTGCGATGCGAATCTCTGGAGGCCTTGGGCAAGCGCGTGTACACATTGGACGACAAACACGACGACCTGACTCTACCCCGACATTGCCAGACCAACTTTGCCAATGCACGACGCATGTTGCGTGCCATGGAGACGCGCTGGGGACCAGACGTGCGATTTGAATCGATTCACCTCGATTATTTCTTTAGTCCTTCCGGGTGGTCGCAAACGCGGTGGGGTCATGCCTTTTTCCGCGAGTCCCTCGTGGCGCTGTCTACGCGTTTGAGCCCGGGGGGCTCCATTTGGCTGCCGTACAGTCGCGTGACAGAGGGCATGATTCAAACGCACGCGGACACGCTGGGGGAACGATTCGTCTGTGATCGTGTGGGCAATCCCATCGACTCTGTCTTGTATCGCGCAACAGACCGTGTCGAAAACGATTTGTTGCGATGCCCCGACGCCATTACCAATGCGACGCAACTCGCACCGTCGCAGGCCGCCTATTCTTTTCTGGTCTTGCGTATGTGGTCGTAGTAGAGTTAAATGGATGGGCTTACATTCATTGAACAATTTGTTAAAATGTAAACGGGGGATCGTTGTCGCCTCCATGTTGGTGTTTTTCTTTTGCCCAGGCGCCCCACTTGCGACTGGGGATGATTGACGTGACCATTTTGTAAATGCCCTCTTTCATTTCATCGATGCTGCACCACAAGACACTGCCCCAATCGTAAATGTTCAGTTGATCGTAGTACTTGCTGTTTTTACCATTGGGTGCAAAGTCGGCTGCGCATTTGTAACAACGCGTATAGGTGGCATCCGACCATCGTGTAATGTATTTACCTGTCAAAGAATAAATAATCGTGTCCAGAGGAACCACGGTCACATTCCACGCAATGGCAATGATGGGTTGCAGGTCGACGCCGGTGATGGTCCAGATGATGGACAAGACGGCCGATCCAATGAAATAGATGAGGCCGTAAATCATGTCAACGACGTAAAAGCGCAAACAGTCCCCGGTCAAAATGCTGCCCATTTTCTCGGCCATGCATTTTAGCATGATGCCTGCCGCTTGAATGCCATTGACAAAGCCGTAGACGAACCATTCTCCGCCGCAAATAAAATGATTGAAGATGCCCACTGCAATGCCTTGCAAGCAGGCGAGAACGATGGTATAAATGGTAATGGTGGTAACAATACCCATATACGCCGTCATTTGTGCAAGAATGGTTTGCAATTGAGTCAAAATATTGTACATCCACTCGGGTGGCGTCCACAATCCTTCAATGAGTGGATCTACGGGTGGCGGTTTATGCAATTCTTCATAGGCATGTATTCGATGCATTAGCCAGTTGACACCAAAGGTAATGACAATCAATCCAAGAAAAATGACAATACCCTTTTTCACGACACTGTCGCCCACCATTTCACTACTGTATATCGTGAAAGAAAAATTTTACTGAAACGTTTTATTGCGCAAGTCATTGATGGCGCCCTCGACTTCCTTCATGATAGGTTGAATCGAATTGACACCGGTCATCAATTTCAGTTGCAGGTCCAACAAATTTTTGATCTCCTTCTTCGCCTGTGCTTCCGACGACATGCGTTTGTTAATCTTTTCCGAGGATTTGCCCCCCTTGTCCGATTCCAAAAAGGTTTCCATGGGTTCTACCTTTTCTTGCGGTTTGTCTTGTTCTGCTCCCAATTTTGCAACTGGTGCTGCACCCGGTGCAGCTCCCAATTTTGCAACTGGTTCTGCACCGGGTGCAGCACCCAATTGTGCAAACGATTTTCCTTCTTCTTCTTCTCCTTGGTCAGCCATGCCCTCTTTCTGCGCACCGAGCTGGCCGCGCAGTCCTTGAATGATAATGTTGGTGACGGCGAGAGACAAGAAAAGAATCACAATCATGTTTTTGCTAAAAAACGATGTCAAGAAACCCACAATAATAAAAATAATGGCAAAGACGTATTCCCGGTTGAGTGCAAAGCCAAAGAGCGTGAGTACGCTGAAGAAGAAGAGAACGTACAGGACCAGGCGACTTTGAAGGATCGGGTTAAAATTTGCATTGCGGTTCCACCATTGAATCCACGATTTGAGCATTTCACGTATATTGTTTACGTGAGACATTTTATTTGTTTGCGTCGTGCTGTAGAAACCTAGCAAACACGATTTGAATTGTCACTGAGAAAATACGGAAATACCTTGTCGACTAGCTAGCTAGGCGTCGGCGTCTTCGATGATTTCATACGCCGCGGGAATGTCACCCCCATAGATGTCCAAAATCTCCTTGACCACTTCTTCGCGCTGAATGTCGGAACGATCAAACTCGAAACTCCCGATGCTCGACGACCGTTTCCCACGAAACTTGTCTAAAAAGTCTTCGAGACCGTTGACGCCTCCACCTTCGGTAATGACGCGATCCCGTTGTTCCAAATCCCCCGTGACCACAATACGACTGTTTTCGCCAATCCGCGTCAACAACATTTTCATCTGGGCCACCGTGGCATTTTGCATTTCGTCCGCGACGATCCAACAATTCTTAAAGGTCCGGCCGCGCATGTACCCCAGAGGCGCAATCTCAATCACCTTTTCCTCCAACAATGCGGTGACATCTTTGACGGACATGTGCTGATACAAAATGTCATAGATGGGCCGCACCCAGGGCGCCATTTTGTCCTCTAAAGTGCCGGGCAAATACCCCAGATCTTCGTCCACGGACACGGACGGACGTGTAAAGACGAGTTTCTCATACTGGCCCTGTAAAAAGTAACGAATCCCGTGTTCCGTGGCAAACAGCGTCTTTCCCGTGCCCGCCGGACCGGTCGCCAGGATGATTTTCTTGGATTTGGCACGTAACATGGAACTGTATATTTCTTGGGATCGCGTCTTGGGTTTGGTAAAGCGCTGTTCAAAGAGGTCGCGTTCGCGGTGGGACAAGTGTTGCCAATTTTCATACATGCGAATCTGGTCATACACATTGGAAATCTCTTCCGTTGCATCTAGAATGGCCGACGTTTTGGATCGTTTGTGGTTGTTGGGTGCGCGCGATGATGTGACCTGGGAGGATGCGCCACCGTTACGATGTCGGCGCGGAGGTTTACCGTGGTGTTCGTCTAGCGCCACCTGGATGGTTTCGGCGGCATCCATCATCATTTAAGTTATACTCGGGAAAAAAAATAAGCTACCAAAGAAAGAAGACACTCCATGGAACCTCCTTCTGTCGGGGGCAGTGTTTCGTCTGCGTCTTTCAGCGACAAGCTAGCGCCAGAAAATGCCGAAAAATCGTTGAAAGCGGCAACAACGTCTTATAACAAAGTGAGCGACACCGGAAAAAACACGATTAACAAGTACAAAAATGAACGAACAAAACAGTACTACATTGACACGTACAATGGCGATCCCAGTGGAAATTTGCCTTATCCGCGCATGGACATTGTCGAGGTCTTTCGCCGTTTTGTCACGTATACTACGCCGGATGATTCGCATGAAACGGCCAAAGGAACCGCCATGGATTTGAGTCGAGTGGTTCTGGGCCTTCAGCCCACGTACAAAACGCTCCCGGATGTGAGCATGAATGAATCGAAACAAAAAATGAGTACGCGGTTTGTGGGGTACCTCGTTCGCGCCACGGATCTGGCCACGGCCAACAATGTCGTGTTGCATCTCCAAGACACGGTACAAAAATCGTCGGGCTCGGTCACAGAGGGTGCTCCCGTTTACATGAGTTCAGAGAATATTACCAAATTGAAATCCGAATTGGAAGTGTTTCGCCTTCCATTGATGGACGCCATGTTTGCCTTTGACAATCCCAAACTGCACGCGTCTGCCCAGGCTCCAGCGCCGTCGCCGCCGCCACCTGCAGAACCCCCGAATGCAGTCAATGAAGGGTTTTCGACGCGGATTTCGTCAGATGTTGGATGGTCGCTGCTCTATGGTTTGGGTGCGGTAGTGTCGGTCGTTCTGATTTGGACCTTGGCGTTGAGGAAACGTCATCTACTTTGGTGCCGACCTTGCTCCACACGAACGAAAACACGCCGAAATCGGTAACAAACGATCGGGAGCTAAATTTCTCGGACCTTTATTATTTAGGACGTCGTCACCTGTAGCCGTAGTACACTTGCCCCCACACACCGCGATGACCACACGACAACCCGAGCCCGTCTTGGCAGCGACGGATGACCGATTCGTCTTGTTTCCAATCGACCCGCGCTATCGCGACATTTGGGACATGTACAAGAAACAAGTAGACTGTTTCTGGCGTGCCGAAGAATTGGACTTGTCGAAAGATTTGGTGGACTGGTCCGAGAAACTCAACGACGAGGAGCGTCACTTTATTTCCATGGTTCTGGCCTTTTTCGCAGCCTCGGATGGCATTGTGCTGGAAAATTTGGCGGTGCGCTTCATGGGGGATGTACAAATTGCCGAGGCCCGGGCGTTTTACGGCTTTCAAATTGCGATGGAAAATATTCACTCGGAGACGTACAGTTTGTTGATTGACACGTATATCAAAGATTCGGAGAAAAAGGCGCAAATGTTTCACGCGATTGCGAATTTCCCGTGCATTGCCAGAAAGGCGAATTGGGCAAAAAAATGGATTGCCGACAATCGCTCGTCGTTTGCAGCTCGCTTGGTGGCCTTTGCCGCCATTGAAGGCATCTTCTTTTCCTCGTCGTTTGCCTCCATTTACTGGATCAAAAAACGCGGGATTTTGCCCGGTTTGACGTTTTCCAACGAATTGATTTCGCGCGATGAAGCGCTCCACTGCGAATTTGCCATTCTGTTGTACTCCAAACTCGTGCGAAAATTGCGCAAAGAGCGTATTCACGAGATTATTCTGGAAGCGACGGAAATTGAAAAGGAATTTATTACCGAGGCCATTCCTTGTCGTCTCATTGGCATGAATGCCGCATTGATGAAACAGTACATTGAATTTGTGGCCGATCGTTTGTGTGTGCAATTGGGATACGAAAAGATTTTCAAGGCGCAGAATCCCTTTGACTTTATGGAATTGATTAGCATTGAAAGCAAGGTCAATTTTTTTGAACGCACCAATTCAGAGTATGCTCTCGCGAACAAGACGGTGGACGAAACCGTTTTTAATTTGACGGCTGATTTTTAGTCCAAATGGCCAAAACCAAATGGAAGATTGTGTGCAATCGTTTTCCATGTGGTGGTCTGTGTTGTAACGCTTGTTATTTTTTTGCCATCATAAGGAAAGGAAACACATGCCCACGCAACAGAGTATTTCATTGCAAGCCGGACGTTCGGTTCAACGGGTCATGTACAATGCACCGTGTCCCTGTCCGACGGTGACGGATACCAAATATACAGAAAAAAATTTATCTCGCCGCGCCTTTGTCAATTTGACCCTGTTGAACCAGGAATATTTACGAAGTGTATTGACGCGCACCAATTTCACAAAATCCACCTTTGCCCTCTTTTCGTTCAAAGATTGTTCCGGGGAATCGATCACGTTTACGCAAGTGAGCATGTCCGATGGATGTTTGGCAAACTGCGATTTTCAACATGCGGTGTGGATCGGATCTTGGTTCCAGCACATTCGCATGACCAATATGAACTTGAGAAACAATCTGTTTTCCAACAGCAATTTGAACTTTGTCGTATTCAATCGCTCCAACATGAAACGATGTGTGTTTGACGACGCCGACCTTCGCAACAGTACATTTTGTCATATGGAAGCTGAAGGGCAAGATCGTATGTCGATGAAAGCGGCCAAATTGAATTCATGCACCATAATGTCGTCCACGTTGAACAATGTCATTTGTGTCAATGCTTCCATGACGCAGTGTAAGATGATTGACAGCCAATTTGCCTCTGGCAACTTTGAAAATGCCATGTTTTTAGATTGTGTGTTGGATCGTTGTGATGTTCGTTTCGGCAACTTTTCCCAATCCAACTTGAGTCAATGTGTTTTCCATGACGTCAACTGTGACGGTGCTGATTTTAGTTCGGCGCGATTGGATTCCATTTCGATTGACGCGAGTACCAAGCTGACCAACATTCTCTGCACGAATGCCGTCGTCACGGGAAATTCTTGGACGGGTCATGCTTTTGAGGCGGCAACGTTTGAAAATGCCACCCTGTCGAATTGCAGCTTTGATTTTTCGGACATGAAAGAGGTCAATTTTTCACATGCGACGATGGAGTATGTGCAATTTCATGAGACCATCTTGTCCAACTATGACTTGAACGATAATGAAGAGTTGCCTGAAATCACCAACTTTTCCGATACTGTGTTGACACACGTGTCTATTCAAGACGCGAATTGCGGACAAGTTTCGTTTCACATGTCGGCGTGGACCAAATGCTCGATGCTTGAAACGTCGTTTCAATACGGCGATTTTACAGAGACGGCGATTCTGGACAGTATCCTGGATTCTTGCTATTTTACGCAGAGTAATTTTACCAAAGCGACGTTGACGCGCTGTTCTGTGAAAAATTCCTCTTTGAAAAATGCCGACTTTTCGGAAGCACATCTCGATCACATCGTAGCGGATGTCGGAACTAATTTTGATGGTTGTATTTTCTCCGGAGCGGAATTGACTGGAAATGAATGGACAAATGTCCTACTCTTTAAAAACTCGCGCTTTGACACGGCCTCCCTTTTC